GTTATTATATTTAAGTTTTATTTCATTAAAAAACAAATCACTATTTGATTTGTTTTATATTTGTTCATTGCATGATAAAAAATTCATTTGTCCGGTTATAATGCCGTACATTTTAAATTGTTTTGTTATGCTTTTACAGACACATATCAAATCATCCTCATTGTCAATGTTATCTATTCTTGTAGTTACTTTTACAAATATTCTACTGTTTTTCATTTTATTTAGTAAAATTCCACAATTTTTACAACTTTCTGTAGTTACTAATGTGGCGTTAGTTACAGAAAAGTTATAATTATAAGGTTTATACTGTTTATTTATTTTAAGTTTGAATTTAGAGTATACCAAATCAATAAATTCATCGTCAAATGACCAACTGTTGATATTTATCAAACCTGATCTTCCTATGGCCTTTGCTAATTTTTTGTTATCTCCATCACACATTTCCTTTAAAGTAGCGTATCCTGAATATTCTTGATCTTTATAAGGATGTTTTATTGGATTTAAAAGTTTTATATTATGTATATCACATAATGTCCTGAGGACTGGATCAAAAGGATAAGTTGATATCCAGCAATTGAATTTTTCACATAATAATTTGTAAGATTTCTTTTTGTTCATGTACACCATGAAACTATACAATTTTGGAAAATATCTGTCCATATCTCTTATAGGGATAATTCTCCTTATTACCCTACGTTGGTTGTCGACATTCATGTAATCTATCGTTGCCATAATTCCGATAGATCCTAAAAAAGGTGGATTAACAATAATATCTTTTTCCATATCACATATTCCTTCTATTTTGACTGGTAGTCCTATATTGTCTAGTATATGCACTATTTGTTTTAATTCTTCTAAATTATTAGAAGCTAATATCGCATTATCACCTTGTAAATTCAAACCTAAATCATCTTCCTTTCTGTTGTTGTTCTTTCTCCATATAAGACAAGCTAGGTAAATTAACAATAACAGTCTTAAACTGTTATTTGATCCTGTGTTTATATCTCCAGATGGTTGTGATCCAAATAAATCATAAATATCACCATCCTTTGTTATAATTAATTTCATGCTTGTTAATAATCCGTGTTCAAAATCATCACCGAAATTATTGATTCTCAAAGATTCTCTTATACAAGCTGCAGAGAAATCGAATCCTCTGTGTTGATTACCATCAAAACTTTTGATATCTAATGACAACTTGTATCTGTAATTTAATAATGTTTGTGCCCATTCAGAGGTTATTTTTAAACCGATTTTAATAGCTATAACGAATCTACTCAACAACAAACAATTGTTAAAAAAACTTTGAGATTTGTTGTGAAAATATCGATCATATGATTCTGCTGGTATTATGATTCTCGGGAAATTATATGTTCTGTTATTATTAAAACTATTTATTTGTAGATAATCAAACAAATCTTTATTAATTGTTCTGTCGATATCAATTTTTTTAATTCTCAGTATTTCATCTTTTACAAAAGCATTTGTTATAAATTCAACAGAATTAATCAATTTTAAATCCAGATCAAACCTCACCAATAAATTCATTATTAATTGTTTATATCTTTTAACCCCAAATAATTTCGAGCTTAACACACCAGGAGTGACTTGGGTTTTAATGCTGTTAAAAGTTATGACTTGTTGTAATTTTGAAAAGGATTTACTATATATGTTGTTTTTTTCAAAAGATTTTGCTATATCCGAAATCGATTTCAGCAACAAATCAGGTTCTTGTTCAATCAACTTCAACCAATCCTTCGCATTTTTAACGGTAGGTTGTGTTCTTGTTCTAAGTCCCAGAGCTATATTAATAGCACTTGTGTCATTTAAAATACAATTGCTTCTGATATCATCTTTAAACAAATATTTACTTTCATCATTTATATAAACAGGTTTTGAAAGATTCGGAATATTCAACACATTTTTGTTTTCAAGATCAACTGTTACTCTACCATTATAAAACAATGACCTAGAATTTAGTAGTTTTTGCTCATCATTAAATATCTTTTCTGATTCAATTATTTTTTTAATATCTTTTTGTTTGTGTGTTATTATCTTAATTATGTCACTTCTTTTCCTAATTTTCAGTTGTATTTTTTCCGTGATTTTTACTTCCCTACAGTTCTTTGTTTTTATTATCTGATCACACATTTTAGCAGTAGTAATATATTTGTCCATTATTTCCTTTTTACAATTAACCTGTTCTGATAAGACTTTAACAAGTACTATTGAGTTTTTTAAAACAATGTTTTTAAATCTTCCGTTATTTACATATCCATTGAGATGTATTGACCTATCTTTTATTGTTAAGTTTCTCAACGTTTTTGATGAAAAAAAATGTTCGTTCAACATAACAATGAGAGGTATGTTTACGATATTATTAAAAATTGTTGATTCTGAAGTTCCAAACCACAATAAACTAGCTAAGAACCACGTATAATCCATATTAATTATAGAATTCGTTAAAAACATTACAGCTTGTATTTTTTTCAAATTCTTATCATCTTTCATTGAAATGTAACACAATGAAACCATAAATAGTATAGTGACTATATTTCTTTTTTTGTAGTTTGATCTTGACAATATGTCAATTATGACTGTTAAAATTGTGATTATAAATTGAAACCATTTAGTTGTCTTCAGTACTTTTTTTTCAGCTTCATCCATACTTCTTTTAAATGAGTCCTTAATACCTTCAGCTGTCATTTGCTCATAATAACCTCTTACTAATTTGAAGTACATATCGACAACTTTTGAAACAATCAAACCACTTAAAATCGGTATAATAAATGGATACATATTCAGAAATACTGAAATCATATTGATTGCTGATGTCTGAGAAAAACCTTTAAATAATGAATTTATTTGTTGTTGGAATTTTCCTTGTAATCTAGAAGATATTTCTATAAAAGTCCATCTACCAAAATCCATTCTATATTTTGTTATCAAATATATAACTTTAGTGTTCAATATCATATCACAAATTACTATCGTTATCAAAGAGTAATTATTTGATGCCATTGTTTCTTTGGGAATATTTAGTATTGATTTAATTGTATCGAAAAAAAAAACAAACAATCAAACAAATATAACAGATAACTCCAATAATTTTGAACAATGCTTTATTAAGAAAATCTTTATCTTTTTTTTAATATCATTGTCGTTCACAATTTTATGAATTACATGAATCATATCTAAATTCATAACAAAATTCTTCATCACTTGTATCGGAATATCAACGAATAAAAATCCTTTCTCAAATTTTGAAAACAAAGTAGTTAATATTACTATGACTGGGTATAAAAAGTTTGAAGAAAAGGAATCAGAAAAAAAAATAGAGTTATCATTAAAGTTATTACCGTGTTTCGTTACACCAACTAATTCCTTAATATAATATCCAATATCACTTATTGATCCGAACAATACACCAAATTCTGAAAACATACGTCCAAGTTGTAATCCATATGATAATTTGTTGGTGTTATTATGTCCAAAAAAACGATTTACAATCGGTATTCTTTTAACTACTCCGTTAACTGTATTTTCTACCGACTTATGCATTGTATTCACTGACTTGTCATAAAAACCTTCTAGAATTTTGTCGAAAGTTATTGTTGTTTTAATCCACATTTGAGTCACTAATTTCGTTAAGAATAACATAATTAAAGATTTCAGTTTGTTTTGACCAAACAACCAGTCAAAAAGAGTTCTTTTCCTAAAATTAGCTGTAATTGGTATTTCAACAGTCCTTATCTCTTTTAATAATACAAAATTTTGAGAAAATTCCATGAACATGTTCTCATCAATTAAGACTTTAAATAATTTTGGAGGTATTGTTTCATTTTGCTTGTTAATGATTAGTCTGACCAATTCTATTCTAATATCTGTCAAGTTATACATTATTTCTGTAGTATTATCTATTAGATACATGGTACAATCAAAAACATTTTGGATATAATTAACAAATCTCTTTTCTATTTCTTGATAATTAATTGACCCGAATTGTTTAGAAAAAACATTACCCACTATATGATCATATGGAATAGCATTATAATTCGATGACATACTTTTTACAACAAAACACACATTGGAATTTTCAACGTTGTGGAATCTACAAATATTTGATATTAAGAACAGATCGTACACTGTACAATTATACAATTCATAAATTGTTGTATCTCTTTTTTTTTGTGTGAGTAATTTGAAAAAGATTGTAATATAAGCATAAGTTCTTTTCACTCTTAATATCCAGTCTATATCTTTTGAAAACACAATTTTTCTTTTGTGATCATGATTATCCAAATGTGCTATAACTTCATTTATCAAAGAATTATCATCC